AATCAAGTTACTCGCTCTATAGTATCGGAGGCAGTAAAAGAAACAAAACGATCTCGGTCTGAAGCAATGCGCGGAAACCAGAACGCGGCCGGCGAACATAAAGTTGAAAATACTCCGAAAATTGAAATACAATCGAATTCACTCGCAAAAATCGTAAAGGAGTTCGATGAGATTCCGTTAGAGATTAAGGACTCGGAGTATCTTGACCGAATCAGAGAATCGCTTTCCAAAAATTTGATTCCTCCACTCATTACTTCGCAAATCAGCGACACTCTCTCTAAAATCCCAGTTAAAGAACCTTTTCTCGTAATAAAGGTTCTTCGTAATTATATTTCAAATTCGCTTTTAACGTACAATTCGAAAATTGAAGCCAAAAAATTTGAGGATTCAAATCCAATTGCGCGTACAGTAATTGCGACGAAGTTTCGAAATTTAGCCGACGGTATGACCTCACAGATTGAGAATAAAGAGAGTCCGGGAATATCGCGACAGAATGTTACAAATCGAAGATCAAATATTGCCTCTTCAATGAGGGAAGATGCCAAGAATTTAAGAGAGGTGCAAGCGGCGTTAAAAGGGATCTCGCACGAGATAGAGGAAGCGATACTACCAGAAAGTTTGAAAAACATTCGGTCGAAAGCTGATGTAGAGACGCTTTGTAAAATTGTTAGATACAATAAGCATCTTGAAGTAACAGGACGAAAGAATACTCGACCTCAAAATATAGACGTTGAATTACGGGGATTTAATTATAATACCTTTTTTGATAAGAAAGAGAATATAAAACTCAATGTGTCTAATGGTGTGTATGGTCATAACATACATTGGGCACAAAAGTTAGGCCTTATCTCTAAAAAAGACTATAACGCTGCACTCAAATTTCATAAAGACCATCCTACTCGAGAATCAGCAACCAAATCAAACGATGTTAAAGAAATCGAAAGAATTTTTAAGATTAAAGACCTTGTGTATAAAATTGAGAACAATCTATATGCAAAACCGGCGAATTCGAATTCAAAACAAGTTGTAACTATTGAAGGAAAGTCATACGAACTTTTCTTAAAGAATAAAAAAATATATGATACGGGCAATACGGAAAATCTTCGTCTTTTGAAATTAGGATTTAAGACGACTCAAGAAGTTGACTCTGCAACCGAACATATAACGAAATTAATCAAAGAATACGCATATACCGGTGCGCCTTCCGAAAAAGAAATCAAAATTAAAAAAATGGAAACGGAGCTAGTGGGTCGACAAATTCCCGGTTTTTTTCCAACTCCGAAAACGCTTGGTGAACGTATGCTAGAGGACGCAGACATCCAAGCGGGCATGGACATCTTAGAACCCTCGGCCGGGAAAGGTGACCTGTCGGATTTAATTCGAAAAAAACACTCGGAACCGGATACAATAGAACTAAATTACGATCTGAGAGAAATTCTTAAAGAAAAAGGTCATAAGGTTGTCGGGAATGATTTCTTAGATTATACAGGGAAACAATATGATCGAATCATTATGAATCCTCCATTCGAACGTGGGGCCGATATTGACCATGTACGACACGCGTATAGCCTGTTGAAACCCGGCGGAAAACTTATATCAATCATGTCCGAAGGACCATTTTTCAGGTCCGATAACAAATCAAAAAATTTTAGAAATTGGCTCGATGAACTCGGAGGAGAAGCCGAAGAGCTACCACAAGATTCATTTAAGGGATCGGAATCCTTTCGCCAAACCGGAGTCAATACAAGAATTGTAACGATAGAGAAGGATTAAACGTGCCTTCCTTTCTTGGACCTTTTTCGAACGATGAAATACAATCTTCCAATCCAATTAAAAAATTGAACGTTTCGCGGATTGAACTTGATTTTTCAAGTCCTTTAGGAGCATACAATTTAGGGGAAAACCTGCCTATCAATTCTATCGTATTTCTAAATTTGATACGAGTAGAAAGTGTTTTTGACGGAAATTCTACTCTATCAATTGGAAATAACTCTGATCCTAAGTGTTATTTAGATGAGAATTGTATTGATTTAAAAGAGGTTGGGGTATATGAAAATATTTCGCCCGACTTGATAAAATCTCAAACACAAGGCAAGGCGTATTGGAATCCGGGGAGTTCCACTAGGGGCCGTCTTAGTATAGTTTTCGTATATTCAGAATCTTAAAATTATCATGATAAAATCCCGATACAACATTATAGCAAACTTTCGCATTGAAGAAGGAAAGTTGTACAATCTATTTTACATGGGAATTACGATGAAAGGAAAATTCGATAGGTTTGGGCTTACCGTTTACGGAATTCAAGGAATTGTTCCCAAGGTAATAAACCCACTTTTGGGCCTCGATCTATATTCATTTACTGTTTTAGAAAGAAATTACTTTATACACCTTTTCAGATTTCTAAGAGGCGATTTCGCAATTAAGAACTTTATCAAAAAGTAATCTCTAAAAACTAAAAATCCGATAACGATTTGTATTGTATTCCGTCTTTTATGACGGATACCGTTTTCTTACACCCATTTCATATCCTTAAGGCCTCGCCGGAAGAACGTTCCGGTGCGATCAAAATTCTAGTCAAAGCCTCTTCCGAGCGTGAAGACCGACAAGGAGAAATCATTCTCAAATCCGCCTACGCGGATCAGGAAATGCGGGATGCTTTTCTTCAACACGGCTATTTAGACTACAATCATCTTACCGACCACATTGACAAAGAGATTCGAGACTTAAAAAGTTCCGGAAAACTTACGGGTTCTGTTTTAGTTGATCTTCAAAAAGCAAAGACCGAAGCAATCATCGGCTCACCCGAACAAATTGGCTTCAAAGAAGACTTTCCTTCAAACCTTGGAATCAAGGACGATGGACTCTATATCCTTGGAAGGCTTTTTCCAGGGAACAAGTTCGCGGAAGAAATTTGCAAAGGACTTCAAGCTGGTTTCAACGGTTGGGGTGCGTCCGTTTCAGGATTTGCAAGACCTCAAGATTATTCCGGGAAAACAATCCGTAAGATTTTACTAAAAAAATGCGCGATTGCGCCACTCCAGGAAGTAATCAATCCGGATACTGCCGTTCAGCTTTTAAAGGGTGCGGTATTTCTAAAGGATCTTGAAAAGAGTGAAATCCTGCCCACAACTCCTCAAGTCGTCTTTGATGAAGATCGACTCTCTCGAATCGAAAGGCGTCTTGATTTTTTTTCCAAAATCTTTCAATCCGATCCGGATGCACAAGACCGATACGTCGATTTAATTTACTCCGATATTGCCAATCGAATTACAAAAGACGAAGAGATCCGTTCCGCTTGGGTGCGTTCGATTCTTCAAAACGAGTTCTGTGTTGAAGGTCAGGATTTAGAAAACCTTGCGGATATGATTTTTTTAAAGTTGAACGAGGAAAACGAATGCTCAAGGACGCTATAGCGCGACTTAAAAGACGCGTAAATGTAAGCAATGTATTGAAGTCGGGCGATAACGAACCCGACTTGAAAGCTTTAGCTTCAAAAGCCACGACACTACTCGATGCTGGTTCGATAGCTGCGGATACGGATAAAATAAAAGAATGGGCGATTGCGCAAGGAGTAAGTGAAGAATCAGCGACGAATTTCGCATCCGACGTTGTAGACGCATATTTCGACGATACTTCCGACGAAATTCAAAAATCGGAAAATGGTTCCGATGAAGACGAAGAAGAGGAAAAGAAAAAAGAACAATTCAAAAAGAAGGATAAAGAAGATGAACGCGAAGAGATCGAAAAAGCTCAAATTTCATTTATTTTTAACGTTCAAAACGCGTTAGAGGTTTTAAAATCCAATCAGGAAACTCTTGCGGCCGCGATCGAACACTTACTCGATCGTTCCGAAGAAAATACAAAATTCAAAGACGAATTTCTAAAATTAAAATCTGATTTTACAGGACTTTCGAATCGTCCGGCAAACGAAAAGACACCTGTAATGACCGTGCAGAAATCCAATTCAAACACACCCCCTCAAAATTATGTTTCGGTTGAAGACAGAGACAAAGTCGGACAACTTATCATCAAGGGAATGGAATGCGGTCAGTGTTCTTTAGAAGACGTTTCCTATTTTCAGTCCACTTGGAAACTTTCAGACCGTGCTTCTAAATTTGTAAACGAGTTCAGAGAGGTTCAAAAATAATGATCGGTCCGTATTCATTAGATCAACTCCTAGAAATTCAAAAAAGTTTCCAAGCAAACACGGCCCAAAACGGCGCAAGTCCGTTTGTAGATTTCAATTCTTCGGGCGCGACTCTTTCCATGCAGCTTATGGACAAAGTTGAAGTTGCAATTGTTTCAACAGATAGAGACTTTAAATTTCTTAAAGAAGTTCCAAGAAGAACGATTACGCAAACACTCGCCGAATACAATCGCCAGACGTCTCACGGCGGTGCTTGGTATCGAGTTTCGAATATAGGGCAATCCGACGAACCGAGTTTTCGCGACGCTCAAATGGAAAGGCTTTACAACGAAGTAAACTATACCGCGGAAGGTTTTACGTTTAACAAAGTCGTAGACACGGTTCAAAACGCACAAGATCCGGAACTCATACAATCAAACTCAGCACTGCGTAGAGCGATGGAAAACCAAATGAGACGAATTTGGTTCGGACGAAAAAAATTAAATCGAAACGAACAAGACGGTTTCGAAACACAAATCAAAGCTCTTGGAAATGAATATTATTACGATTGTAGAGGATCACTTCCTCCCATTGACCAAATCAAATATTACTCTTCAAAGATCAGAACAAAAGCCTTTGGTCTTGTGAACTATGCAAAAATGCACCCGGCCACAAAGGCACTCTACGATCAAAGTTTCGATCGATTGGGAAGTAACGTTGTACTACAGAACAATAGCCAATCGCCTGGAAATACCACTCTATCAAATATCGTCTATGGAATCGCGGATTCGAACGCGAAAGGAAACGTGATTGCGTTTGACGACGATATATGGATGGACCGCCACGAGTGGGGCGTTCCTATGCGACGCGACCCATCGGGAAATATGGTCGAGGGTGCAACAAGCGACACCGAAGCGCCAACGACTCCAACGGTTTCAATCGATCCGATAAGTAACGTTCCTGGTTCTCAATTCACGGGAAGTTACGTCGGAAATTACAAATACCGCGTTTGTTCGGGAACTCTCAGAGAATTCTCAGGTGCATGTAATGAAATCCAAGTTTCAATTCCAAACGGCGGCGCGGCGGAATTAACAATAACGCCGCAAACCGGTGGTGTACCCGAAACAAGATACGTGATTTTTCGAGAAACAGCACCGGACTCGAATCTGATTTTGTACATGACCGAAGTGAATCGAAATCACCTTGGTGCAAATACGATTATTCAAGATTTGAACGAAAATCTACCCGGAACGACAATCATGGTCGTCGGAGATTTTAACTCAAAATCTTCCAGTGATGCGACCAGAACTCTGGTTCTTTCGGAGCTGCTCCCATACACGAAAACTTTGTTTCCATACGGCGCGGGCGGATCGTTTAGAAGTCGCCATGGAATCGTGGAAGGCTATCACGTCTTACAAAACGTAGCACCTGAAAAGTTTAGAGTTTTCACAAACGTTCCGGTAAGACTCTAAGTTTAATATGATTTTGTGTTTCTGAATTCTTTTGGGGTGCGTAAAAGCACCCTTTTTTAAATGTCCTCTTACGAATCACTTTACGAAAAAGGCAAGTTTCCAAGAACAAAACAACTCCTTAATAAAATCGCGGTCGCTGCCAAAAGTTCCTGGAGTCATAACGTTCTTTCTGCTAAACCTGCATGGTGGGGCAGGATGGCTATGTCCAATCGTGCCGGTGGAGGAGGGGGAATTTTAATCAAAAAAATTCCGGGAGGATATCAAGTTTCTCATCCAAACCGAGGTAAATACAATTACATGAAAGTTATCGAGAACGGTCGCGGTCGGTATGATATGCGTCCTGCACTTCTTGGCGGAAGTCGAGCGCGGATGGGTCCGCACGGTCCTTATGTTGTTGTTCCGATTTTCAAAAACGAAAACGGCACTCCTGTATCGCCGCAACACAACGAAATCAATTCTGTTCTTATAAAAACCGGAACTTACAAAGAACAGAATGCTCATGGGGATGTTGTTACAAGGAATCGGTACAAATACAGGCAAGACCCTGGAATGACCGGTAAAGGAAACGTTTTTGCACGGGAACAGGTGTACAAAAATGGTCACGTTCAAAGATCTTTTGTAAAGTTCGTAGTCGTCAACCAGTTCAGTCGGGATTTTTTTCAACCTGCAATTCCCGCGCAGAAAGTTTTTAGTGGAGTTAAAGAGACGTAAAGCGCGCGTTAAAATCGAAACAACTAAAAAGTGCGGTTGCTATGGACACGAAAGATTTGATAAGGGAGCTTTTGTCTAAAAAGAATAGAAAATGATTTAAGAAAGAAAAAATCCTCTTTTTTAAACTCGTTTGGGAATCAAAAATTCACCGATTTTTAAAAAAAATATTAAACTTCGCGAATGGACATTTCACTCCGCAAAGAAGACTTACGACGCCAAGACGGACGCGACAAAGGGGCTGTTCTTTTTACGTATCCCGCACCTCCCGAAGACGCGGTGGTCGATTATTTTAAGAATTGCCTTCCGCTTCTCGGACTTGATGAAAGAAATATCTCGGTTCCCATTGAACACGGTCACCCACTTTACCAGCAGGGTATTTCTACAAAAGGATCAAATACGAAGTTCCCGAAAATTGGAATCGAGTGCGCGACTGAAAAACACACTCAATTTTTAGGTCTGAATGAACATCACTTTCAAAACTCAAATTCCTTTTTGGAATATTTAGAATCGATTGCGGAACTTCCGGAATCAAAAAGGCTTCCGTCGAAAGCATTCTTAGATTCTTTCTCAAGACAAAAACACATTCAGCAGTTTCAATTTACCTGCGAAAGCGACGTCGTTATCACGGGTTTTGTTACCGGAAACGCGGGAAGAACGACAAACCGGTTTCTTTATGATTCGTCACTCGCAGTTACCTTACTTCTTTCAAACGATCTTCCAATTTTGCATCCGGGGATAAGCGTTTTTCTTCCCGAAGATTCTGAACCAAACTTAACAACGACGGATTTCGCAGAACCCTTCTGGGGGTTTGAGATTAGGGTTCGTATCGTTCAAACAAAATCGATTTTTAGAACAAAACCGGCGTTTCTTTTTCCCGATATTAAAAGTTTCGATGTAAGTTTGTCGCGAAGTCGAACAAAGTTTGGCTTCGAGGATCCAAAACTTGGAACAAGAACTGAATTTGAAAGGTAAAGATCCAAAAATCTTTCAACACAACGAAAAGAAACTCCGGAGGAGTTTCTTTTACGGAAAGAAAAAGTTCTCAGAAGACCGATCACTGCCCGGTTTCGAGAATTTTTCTATCGAGAACTAAACGGAATTTCAAACCGCACTTACGAGCAGGTTTGGGAGTCCGTTTTTGGGCGCGCGTGAAGTTGAATTCCTCGGTCGCGGATACATCCAACCGGGTTCGCGCGGAGCATTTCGCACCAATACTCAGTCTCCCGGAATTTCTCCCGACTTCACAACGCTGATCCTGATCGGATCTTCCGACAACGGATTCTATACAAACGATACGAGTCTTCCAAACTCGAAACGAATTTTAGAACTTAGCACTGCCGACGAAGCCCGCTCGCTTCTCGGATCAGGCGACTTAGCGGATGCGGTAATCAACGCATTTTCTCCTTCGAAAGATTCCCGGTTTGCGAATGGTCCTCAAACGATCAAAGCGTTAAATGTTTCTAAAAACTTATCCGCATCCGTTTCCATACCTTCCATCACTTCCGGAATTTCGAATACGATCAAAGCGCAAATCCCCGGACCTCGTGGAAATCAAATCCGGTTTCGAATCACAAACAACGGAACCATAATTCAGATCGGGGATAAAGATGGAATCGTAAACTCAGCTCCGATTGAAGCGAATGAGTTTCGAATTTCTTATACCGGAAACGCCGGAGTCGCAAGTCTGACTTTTGACGGAGTAAATTTTAGGGTTATTCTTTCCGGCACACCTGCAACAGACGGAAGTGCGGATTTATCCGTTTTAGTGAAAGATTACGAGACAATTTCGGAACTCGTAGGATTTATCAACTCACGTCCCGGTTATTCCGCGGTATTATTATCCCAACCGGATCGAAAAACAAAAACTCTAGATTTCATTTCATCTTCCGACGCGATTGATATAAAGACAGGTCCATATACGTTACGATCTCTTCTCTATTGGCAGGAGGCGTTTTTCTTACAAACGGGCTCGCAGAAATTGAAGCGGGAACAGAAAGAAAACCCTGCACGGATATGGCATCTTTTTCATATCTCGCCGGCGGGACTTCTGCGCCTGCAACCGCAACCGACTATCTAAATGCGATTGATACTGTTTTTGATACAGAACTCGTTAAAGGATTCTATGTAAACGTCTGCACGTCTCTCGAAACCGTAAGACTCTATCTTGCGGATAAACTCGCTGTTGGTAATTCTCCCGAAGGTTCCGACGAAAGATTCGGCGGCGCGGGTCTCGACCTCGCTCGAACGATCGATCAAAGAATCGATGATATAAAGGCAACTAATTCGGAATACATGGTTCTCGGGTTCTCTCCCGTCACGAGATACCAGGCCGACCGAGTTACTTTAAAACATATCCGGGTTGGATGCTCGCGATTTTACACAACGCGATCAAAGCATCCGGAAACGTTCGTGAGACAGCGACTTACAAAGATCTAAACATCGTCGATGCGCCGGAAATTTTAACTAAAACTCAAATTAAAAAAGTTCTCCGCGCCGGTGGTCTTGTCGTTACAAGAAAACCGAACAACGGTCCTTTCAAAATCGAATTCGCAATCACGAGTTACCAAACTGAAAACCTGATTAAAAATCAGGCTTCTACGGTTTGTACCGCACTCGCTTTAGTAAAAGATTTTAGAGAGTGGCTTAACGTAACTTTCACGGGCGAGGTTCCAACCGATCCGAACGCACTTGGAACGAATCTTACAGACGCGGATATACGAACGGCGGTTACACAACGTTTTCGTAATGTATATATTTCTCAATACGGTTGGCTCACCCGGAACATTTATACCGGTGAGGACGCTTTTGATGAAAATTTTGACATACGCCGCGACGGAGACGTTATCTATTTCGCCTTCCCAAACGGTACAATCGTTACCCCGATTAACTTCATGTTTTTCCTCCTGCAATTGGACGTCGTTCGCGGCGTTAGTAGGGGGAACTAACACTTGGCGAAAAGTTCAAGACCGAATCCAAACATCTTAACCGGTAACGACGCGATTGTAAAAATTAACGGCCAAGCGGTTGGTTTTATGAAGTCGCTACGGGTGAATATAAACAACCACGTCGAAAGAATCCAAGCGTTAGGAGTAAGAAAACCAAAAGGACTCAAGTCACTCGACTGGCAAGGAACTAGCAAGCGGCGAATTCCATATACTTACGACTTCTCAAGAGGGTGTTGTAAAGATTGATACGTATAGCGATGAACACGCAGACGACTTGTACGATATTCTCGTAATCGACAAAAGATCCGGAAAAAGAATCGGGTTATTAATCGGTGCGGTGAATACCGAAGGATTTAGTCTTGCGAATAACGAGATGTCCGCGCGTGAACTTGAATTTGAGTTAGTGGATTGGGAACCGATGGAAGCGTTTAATTAGACGCGTTTATTCCTCCCACCATTTTTCAGGTAATCCAAGTGTATTGCCTAATGAAACCAATTGGCTTATTGTAAATTTTGGGTCAGGATTGTAATAGTTCATAGAAAAAGGATAAACAAAACCTTTTTCATTTGTCCTTTTCATTCTTACTTTGACCGGTTTATTCCCTTCTATCTTTAATGGCGGATGAGGGTTGACTTCGCAAGCAAAATGCAATAATCTATTTAATATCTCAGAAAATCTTTTATAGTTCTCTAAGACCATTAAAAATAAGTTATGCTAACACTAAATTAGATTTATTTAATTTAGGAATATCGTTGCGATAAGGAGAGTCGCTAAAACTGACAGCAGGGTGATGATTTCTTAATTGAAGCTCATTATAAAGTTCCATTTTTTCTCTGGGAGATGGTACAACCATTGTTTTTTCAACATTACTATTCGCTTCTTTTAGATACCAAATAAAACTTTCAATTAAATCTTCAGCGGCTTCCTCTTCTGTACGCCCGGCTCCAATTTGGCTAAATTCTAATAGCTCTGCGTAAAATAGATCATTCTCATCGCCTTTTATTTTATACAGCAAAACTGGAAAATTCAATGAGGGGGTAATCTTACTCATTAAAGAAATGGCTTTAATTGGAATGATTTCATCGAAAGGGTTCATAAAAACTCTGATTTACTTTCCTACTGATTCACTCGGCATTTTTACCGAATTTAACAATTTCAAGTTTACAATACTTCGACTATTGATCTCGATCAAGTGCTAAAAAATACACCTTTGAATTATTTTACACACCCAAAATTATGTCCAAAATTCACGTATAATTAAAAAATCTAAATTTTTCTTTAAATTTCTATAGATTTTAACATTTCCGATAGATTTCCGGTCATTCACAATCACGGAATGAGAATTCTAAAACCCGAAAAGCGCATATTTCTGCAGGTAAGATGCGAAGGCAAACAAGTAACTTTTCGATGGAAGCGTTTAACTAGATGCTTCTATTTTACTTTCCAGTCTTTAGTAAGAAGTAGTGCATTTTGAATCGTTAATTGCAAATTGGTGGGACTTCTGGATCTTCTTCTCGGTAAAATGAGATAGTACATTTCACTTCGTGACCTGTATCTAACATCCTTTTAAATAGGAAGACAATTTTTTTACTTCCAGGCGCTATTAAATATTCTCTTGTATCCGGTTTTAATACGCACCCGAGAGAAAGCAGGATTTTCGAAAGTTCGCTCAGTCGCATTCTTAGGAAGCGATCGCAAAATGTGATTCAAGTTGACCTTTGATGTCTTCTTGCTTTGGAGTGTTCAGATTAAAAAAGAAATCCCACATTTTAATATCAATTAAGGATAGGAAGATTTGCCGTTTTTCTGTTTCGGATTGAATGATTGAGGAAGGTTTGTCTGAATTTTTAGAATCATGCAGATACAAATCAATTAGATTTACTATATCTTCTTTCGCTTCTTGGATTGAATTTCCATAGCCTAAAATACTGTAATTTAAGATTTCTGCATATACATAGTTTTCGTTTTCAACTTTGTAAACAAGGACGGGCAGGGGATATTCTTTCTCGTCCATCTTAACGACCAAAAAGTTTGCTTCGATTGGTTGAATTTTGTACTCGGTGTTCATGATAAAATCGATACGCTAAACTAGCGCTAATAATTATATGCCAGTCCCACGCCTGCAAGTGAGAAATTACTCGAAATTGCATATTTTTTACCTTACAAATTATGTCCAAGTTTCCCGCGATTTCTTTTTTTCTGCTTTTTTAAGACGTAAATCCCAAAATAGAATATTTTCAAACTCCAAACCTTTTCCGATAGCCCGACGTCGAGGATTCTCTGTGAATGAGAATTTTAGAACCCGAGAAGCGGGTTACACTCCACGCGAAATTTGAAAACGAAAAGTATTCTTTCCAAGCAGAAATCGCAGATCCTTCCACCGAACTCGATATAGAAATCGCAGTCGCAAAACGACTGAATGGCGCATCTCTTGAATCAATTCCAAACTCGGTTTACGGATACATCCTTGCAACCGCGACACTTGGTCACGTAATCAAAGAATTCCCGGAAGGATTCCCGAGGATAAACTCGTTTGAAGAGATACGAGACAAAGAGTTCGTTGTAAGACTCTTTAACGAATACAAAAATCAAGAGAACCGGTTTCATACGGAGTTAAAAAAAAATCGGGACACTCACCGAAGCGATTTTAGACGAGAGAAACCTAATCGATTTCATTCTCATAAAAGAGTTTCAAATTCTTCCGAAAGGAATCACGCACCTCGGGAATCTGTTTCCAGAACAGAAAACATTCCTAATCGAAGCGATAGCCAGAATCGACCTAGAGAGTTATCTGAAACGAACGCGACTTCTTTCCGAGAAAATTCAAGTCGAGAAAATGAACCCGAGCGAATTTCTCGAATCAATCAGTCCGCAAATGGCGAGTATCCTCGCGGAAGAGGCAGGGTTCTCGAAAGAACAGATTCAGAATCAAGGCGAGATTAAAAAGAGAGAAATTTTAGAAAGAATTGAGAAAGAACTAAGAATCTAAATGTCTTCCGAATCTCTTGAAATAACAGTCCACGCAACGCCCGATTTCAAAGGCGTAGAAAAAGAATACGAACGAGTAGCGAAAAAAGCAAAGAAAGGATTTTCTTTTTTTGATTCCAAAAGTTGGAACTTTGGTTCTGGGAAAAAACTCAAATCATCTTTTAAAAAAGGATGGAAGCATACAAAAGAGTCAGCCTCTAAATATCACGGCGGGAGTGCTTGGGCTACAAAAGTCGGCGCGGACGGTTCCGACCTTGACGAAACCCAACACGGCGGTTTCTATAACACACTCGACAAAAAATTTTCCGCCGCCAAAGATCTTTTCTCAAAGAAGAAGAAAAAAAAGAAGGATGAGTCAGAGGAAGAAAACGAAAACTCTTCTTCTCCGCTTTCAAACCCAACCAGTGCAAAGCAGTTTCAAATTCAAAAAGCGGAACTTAAAATTCAACATGCAAATTTTGACAAAGGTCTTTTAGGTTCGAGTTCCGGACCTGCTTCCGGCGGGAGCGGGGGAGGGAACTCGGGCGCCGATGCAAAAGCAAATGGCCTTACCGCGATGGGAATGGCGATCTCCATTGCAGGCGCAGCGTTTGCGGTTGCCGGTGGAATTTTAAAAACAATCTCTGCAATCGGGGAACAATATCACGCCGCTATGCAATCGCAAAGCGCAACGATTGGCGCAACCGGTGGATATGTCGGAGGTGGAAGCGGATATTTTTCAAACTCAGAACTCGCGCAGGCAAACGTTATGAAAGGCCGCGTAACGGGATCATCGATTTTTGGTAAAGGAAACCAGATCGATTCCGAAACTATGAAGTTTGCCGCGTCGCAAGGAAAAGGAATTGGAGAAGTAGTTAAAGAACTGGAAACGATCAGGAAAGATAACAAACACGCGGATCTTGGTTTTTTACGAGGGGGTGCAAGCGCGACCGGATTTTCGAATCTCAGGCAAGCCGAATACATATCAAAACTTTCAAATATATCGGAGACATTAAGGGGAAAAGGATTCTCCGGAGACGTAACCGATTTTTCAAAGTTCGCGGCGGGGATGAATCGAACCGACGGAACGAATATGGACCCGAACCGGAAGATGTCTTTAGCGGAAGAACTTTCAGGACAGGGAAGAAGCGGCGCGTTTGGGGGCGGAATATTCGGTTCCCTTTCCATGGCAAACGCACTAAGCGCAAACGGGGGTGACGTATTTAAAGCGATCCGAGAATCCGAATCTAATCCGGGAAAGTATATGTCGTCTGCGCTGACAGGAATGGATGCAAATACGCGTGGGATTATTTCGAAAATGAACGGTGGAAGTTTTTCGGAAATGTCGTCTTTAAAATTCGGATACGGAGCTTTTTCAAACGACAATTCTTCCATACATGCGGGATACAATAAAGGCCTTGAACTTGATAATTTAAAAAAAGAAACGTTTGCATCGAAAACCGGAGAGGAAGCGGCCAAGATCGGATACGAATTAAATAACGCGATGCTGAAACTCTTCGAAGAGAACAAAGGTGCTATGCTCAAACTTACGAACACAGTTCAGAGTATAGAGAAAACTTTACTTCCGGTAGTCTCAACTTCGATTACGGGAATCGTTACGGGAATTGAAAAAATGTGTGAATATGCCGGTCCCCTTATTGATGGAATTGGCAAACTTGCTTCTCTTTCTTCCCCCGCCGGACTACTTGTAAGACCTAGATAACACTTCCGATTTTTCATTTCTCATTATTTTAGAGGAATGGAAATTCACAGAATTCTTTTTAAATTGTTCCAAAGAAATGGAATTTCAATCGAACGAGAAGTGGAGGAAATCGCATCCGAGTTCCAAGTCCAACAGCCTCAAAAACTTACAAAAGCAATTAGGCAATCCGATAACCTGGTCACAATTCCAATTCCAAGCGGAATCACGTTTAAGTATGTTTTGATCCTAGCGAAATATCTCTCGGATGATACTGCAATCGGTGTTAAAAAAGACGATCCCGCTCCGATTACCGTTCGAATCAACGGTTCAAATCATGATCACCCGACGTCTTTAGGATTTGTCGCGTGGTCAGGAGGAATCAATTCTTTAAGAGTCGCGACAACCTACGATACGAATCAGATTTTGATTGAAGTATATCTCGGATAATGAATCCGGTTTTTAATTTTTTACAAAGAGGAGTTTCAAATTGGGTTCGCTTTGGAAAAGGCGGACTTGTTTTGAAAAGTACTCCGGAAGGATTTGAGGTTCGTTCCATTGACGACTCATCTCTTGCGAATCTAAAAGTGGCGGCTCCGATCTCAGGCGATGACGCCGTAAATCTATCGTGGATCCGTAGTGAGGTACTTTCAAACTGGAACACACCTGTTCAAAATCTCACAGAACTTAAAGCGGTTCCCGCAAGCGAAAGAAAAGACAAACAAATCAGGGAAGTTGAAAACGAACTTACACTCTATCAATTTGATGCGGATTCCCTTTTACCGGTTCCAGACACGTTAGACTCTTCCCGAGTCATTCTTCCGGATGATATTACCGCTAGCTTTCCCGGAAGATGGTTAAAAACAAAAGCAAGAACTTCTCTTCACTCGGAACTGATCGGTCTTACTCTGAACGACCATCCTCAATACCAGTTAAGGTCTGAAAAAAATTCTTCCAACGGATACGCGGGAGTCAGTGAGAATTTCGGGATAGAACTTGTTTCTTCGCAAGGAAACAAAAGCGTTTTGCGCTCTGTTGCCACATCTATCAGGGATTACATTCTTCCCGATAAATCCGGAGAACTTGCATTAAATTCCGAATTTGTGGGCGCGACGTTTCAATCAAACGGAGTAAAAGGACTTGTTCCTGGTCCGGCAACTGGAGATAGAGAAAAATTTCTCTCCGGAGACGGATCTTGGAAAACGAACTACGGATCTTTAAAAAACTCATCTGTAAAAACCGCAGACTATACCGCGATTAAATACGAAAGGGTTCTTTGTAACGTTTCAGGCGGCGGTTTCTCCATTTCACTTCCTCTAAACCCAAATGACAACGAGGTTGTAGGGATATTAGATATTTCCAATTTTGCCGGAACTAATCCGATAACAATTCTTCGTAACGGTCAAAAAATAGAAGATCTAACTGAAGACTGGCAACTGGATCTTGACGGTGGATCTTGGGAACTCTGTTATTCGATTGAAAAAACTTCTTGGTATTTTCTTTCTTCAAAATCCTACAACAACGTAGCACCTTCCAGTGGATTCGTTACGAATTCACCCAGTTTTTTAGAAACCTCCCTCGCACCTTCGGCAAACGCGGTAAAACAGTACATCGAACAGATTCAAATTACAATCTTTCAAATGATTTCAAACGTCGGGGTTTTTCTTTTTGGAAGCGGGTTCGCACCTTCCGGAACCGCAATCAAAAACGCATATTTTGAAGGAACGACGAGCGCAAGTGGTCTTTGTCAGGTTGATACGGGGCTTGGTGCAAATATTCTTTCTTGTTTTGCGTTTGTATCCGATGGGTCAAACGCTTGGTATTCTCTTCCCACTTCGGGCGTGACCGCAACCTCGAAATACGATAATCAAGGTTTTGTTTCCGTTCAATTTTCAGGAAGTTCCATATTCCAAAACCGGAATGTTCGTTTTCGGGTTGAATACAAATGAAAAGTTTCAAAAACGATTATTTAAATGATAATCTGCTTCGTTCCTACTTCGATTCAAAACTACTCACTGAAACAAATTCTCGGAACATTTCAGACACCTCTCTTCAAAATCAGATAAACACGAAGATAAATTCGAGTGAGAAGGGCGCGGCCTCCGGGCTTGCCACTCTCGGACCCGACGGGATTCTTGTTTCAAATCAAAGACCAACGGTTTTGGCTTCCAATATTACGCAAGATTCCACTCACAGACTTGTAACGGATACGGAAAAAACAAATTGGAATGGTGCGTGTACCCCCGATTGGAATGTAATTCAAAATAAACCCTTAACGTTTCCGCCGTCTGCACACGATCACAACACAAACTATTATACCAAGTCAGAAATCGATTTCGCCTTTCTTTCAAAAAGGGGAACGGGTGCGATTCTTGCGACAGATATTACCCAAGACACAACGCACCGGTTTATTACCGATACCGAAAGAACCACCTGGAACGCCGGTGGCGGAGGTTCCGGATTTGATGTCGGGGATGTAAAAACGTCCGCAAGGATTTCTTCTCCCGCAGGATGGCTTTTACTGAACGGTCAAACTCTCGGGAATTCCGGTTCCGGTGCGACGAGCGCCGGATCTGCGTTTCAAAACTTGTTTATTCTTCTTTGGAATGATTGGTCTAACGCGGTACTTCCGATCCTTAATTCAAACGGTACGGTCTCTACTCGAGGCGCGAGTGCGCTAGCAGATTGGAACGCGAATAAACGTATTCCCATTCCGAATATCGCCGGTCGAACTCCGGTAGGTGTTGGAACCGGAGTCGGGCTTTCAGCAAGAAATTTGGGGGAAACGTTTGGAGAAGAAAAGCACATTTTAACAATTCCGGAAATCCCCGCACACGACCACGGAGGAGGAAACCACAATCACAATTCAGACTCTGCGAGTTTAAATGCGATTGTCGGAAATTACGTTGTAAAAACCGGATTTTCCGGTTTTGGAACAAGCGCGACTTACAATTCCGGGAATATCATTCAATCCCAAGGGGGAAGTCTTGGTCACAACAACATGCAACCGGGGTTAGTTCTGAATTTCTTTATAAAATATTAAATTCCCCTTTACGTTTAAATCCGTTATTCGCTAAAAAACAAGATCCTTGTCCGGTTCGAACTCTTCTTCCATATCATACTCGGGATCGTAATCTTGTTCCTCCTCGTCTGAATATCCTGTATTGGAATATTCCTGATTTGCATTTGTCTGGTTTTGTAGAAGCTGGAGATTCTGTTGAAAAATCGGATTTAGAATCACGGCACCCGCCATTTTGTAATCTTCTTCCTTGACTCCATACAGTTCAGCGAGAGTTTCCGCAACAGTCGGTTTGTCCTGTTCGATTCGAATTTCATCGACCAGTTTCCAGTTTGAAACCTCGTCTTTATTTTTAGCGAGTTTGTCTTTTTCATCTTCCGGATTTTTTCCCGAGAATTCGCAAACGATCCCCGCGAAATCATCTTCTCTAAACTCGCGCACTCGGTTAAACGAAAACTCGAAGTATGTTAAAAGAGAAAGGTTAGCGCGGGTCATGGAAAGCTTACTTTTTTCAACCTGGTTCCCTTCCGAAAAAGTTGCCTGCGATCCGATGAGTCTGAGGCCAAGTTCCGACTGGTCCATTCCGTGACCCATGAGAACAAAACTCGTGCACCACTGCATGAGTTCTTTGAATAACATATCGTTTGGAATGGAAAGAGGAGTCCAGCGCACTTCACCGGCGGACGTGCCGATGATCGGAATTCTGTGACTGTCATCTAACCCCGAAATCATTTCCTGCCATTGAAGTTGAAGCGATTCGATTACTTCTTGGGTTGCGTCTCCTTGAAACGACATGAACCCTTGCGGGTGCTGTCTTGAAAATGTATCTCGGTTGAATTTGAGGGAATTGATGACCGCAACTAGATCCAATATACACGCTTCGAGCGGAGAGAATCCAAAACCCCGCATCGATACGTCTGAGATATGATTTTTGTGAAGCCAAAGAATTTCCGAAGAAGAGAACGTTTCTACAATATTGTCGTCAATGATTTGTACGAACGCAATTCCTTTGTCCCCTCCATATCCTTTTTGGGGATCGACTTGAAAGATTGTCGCGGGATCTAAATACCTTACTTCAATTAACTTTCCAAAACTGTTATATACCAAATAAAACGCGATACTATCGAGTGTGAGAGTGTCCCTAATCATCATCTCGAAAACAGATCCTAGATGATCTCGGTTCTGCCAACCTTCGGTCAAGTCTCCCATTTTCTCGAAGAAACGGCCGCACTTTCGCATTTTGAAATTAAGTTCATCGTCAATCTGATCTTCTTCAAATTCGGTTCGAAACCAAAGACCGGTTTTTTTTGAAATACGAGCGAATTTGGTAAGATCCTCTACCCGAACTGTGTGAATCGCTGAAATAAGAGAAGTACCATACGTGGAATTTCTTAATTGTTGGTAAGGGATTCTCCATGTCGGTCGGAGCTTTACACCGTCTCGGATTTGTTGGAGTTGGTCGTAGTTATATACGGGATTTCTTCCCGCAATTTTGTCAGAATTGATCTGATTAAAAAACGATTTTGCGAGGAATTGCAGTCTATCGTTTACGACTTTCGCGTCTATATTTTGTTTTTGGTTTTCGTTACTTCGAGTTCTTCGTTCTAAATTTCGTTCAAAGTTCACCCCTCGGGGTCTTCCGTTTTTTGCGTTCACGTCTCCGATATTAAAAAATTTTAAAAAATCGGATGTGGGGTTTTACAGGGTTTTTTACGTGCAAAACCCCGGTTTTGTATTTTTCGCATATCGGAATCCAGGATACGTTTCTCTTAATTTCCGATATGAACTTACCGGTTAAGTTCAGTCTATGTCTTCAAAGTCTTTTACATTTCAAGATTACAATCGTCTTGAATTCCAAAATCAATTTACAGTTCCCGGAAACACAGTCCTTGACGAAAAAGATCGTATGTATTTTATCACTGAAGTTGTCGCAAGCGGTAACTGGACAATTCACGTAAAAGGGAATAACGCGGATCAGGATTTACGAAATTACGATCGTCATGGGTCGGGCGACAAACAATTCTTTCGGCCAATTTGTGCGAGTGAAGCAAGTTTTAACGGAGTTAGCGCAGTTTCCGGTTTCTGGATCAATGCAACAAAGGTTCTACACTAAACATGTTTTCTAACGCAAACACGGCACTGGTTAAAAAGAAGGTCACAGTTCACGGAAAAAACGGCGACTATCAAGCGTTTAGAAACACAAAAGCAAACGAAGACGTAAGAACTCCCCGCGAGAAAAAAATTGATCACGCAAGACACGAAAGAAACCGGATCAATTACAAAAATGAAAAATCGGAAAAAGAAATCCAAAGAGAGAAAGAAATTTCTAAAAGACACCTGGAATTTGAATCCCTTTCCAAAGAACAACGAAGAACGTACGGAACCGGTCCGAAACTTCCAAAACCGGGAATGATTATGCGAGTCTATGCCAAAGGTCGGGCAAACGTGGGAGGAATGCTTGCAAAAATTAAAGAAGTGGCACATGACGGAAAAAGTGTAGTCTGCGAACTGACAAGCGGCGTGACGTATACCCTTCCGCTTGAGCACCTTGAATTTGCGAAATCCGGTCTCTTCTCCGATTGAAGTCAATTCCGCACATTAGAAGAATGAAATATCCTTTTGGCGGTTTTTTACTTTGAATTACGGATTTGGCGGAGATTTAAACAAACAGGAAGAGGACTACGAGTACCACGATCTTAGTGCGTGCATCTATCCGGAACTTGTAAAATCCGATTCTCCTCTTCCAGGCTGGGGAACTCTCATTCATCCGGACGAGCTTCGTCGTATTATGTTTTTCGGGAACGAACCGCTTCTCACTACGCGCGGAACTCAACTTGACGATTTCCAATTAAAAAATTGGTGTGACCAAACCGTTCGGGCATTTGCCTCTGAAATTGACTGGGATATTTATCCTAGGCTTTTTCGATCCCGCCCGCTTGTTGGGCAATCCGGAAGATTTGATCTAGAACCTAAAACCGGTAGAATCGAAGGCTTTGCAGAATGGGATGACACATACGACTATGATCCTTCCAAAAGTTCGAATTTCTTTCTTAAACTGAGAAGAAAAAATCTGTGTCGTCTTCATAAATGGGTCTTAACGCTTCCTTGGAATGGGAATACGGTTTTTGATCTTACAAGTCGTGCTGCGATTCAATACAAAACTGGAATTTTACGTGCGATGTATACCCGCACGCCTTTTATGAATTCAGGTCCGCCGCAAATCGGGATTCAAGGCTTTCGTTTTTTAAGTCAAAATAGTTCAAATCTTCCAGGTGCTTATCAAGTCGATTATACCACCGGTTACGATCACGCTTCTCGAGTTCCAAGGGAACTCAAGGATCAAATTCTAAAATACTTTGCGATTTGCCTTCTGTCTTCGTACGGAGAAGGAATCATCGGAGGGATTGCCAATTATTCCACGTCTGTCGGTGTGATTTCGGAGTCGATAGGGACTACGATGAGCGCTGAGAACGCATTTTTTGGGGCCAGAATCAAACAACTTAGTAATGAGCTTAAAGAATGGTGGAAGACTGCTAAAATTCGGTATACGGGATTTACGTTTGGAGCTTTAGGTTAATGGATGAGTTTGATTCTTTAAAAGAAATGAAGGATAAAAACCTTCACGGAGTCCTTGGATACGCAGCGAGTATTCTTCTATTTCTTTCTCAATTCGCGTTTTGGTTTTTAAAGAAATGGAGAGAAGTTCTTTTTAAAAAAACGAAATCAAATCCATATACGGTAAAAGGTCCGTTTTTTCATTCGTTTGGGGAAGTGTCGCGTCTTGACATTTTTTTGATTAAAAATCTGTCTGTTGTATCTTCGGAGGTTTTTTATCTGGACTTAGTTTCACTCTACAAATCTGCGCGGGAAAGAAATCTTGAGTCGATCAAGATCGAATTTGCACACTACGGAACGGTTTCTCTTCCCGCCAAACACGCATTGAAAAGATTTCTTGATTACGTGACAGTGTACAACGGTCTTAGGCTTGTTTTGAAATTTCCGACGAATTCCCAAGACACAATCAATCTCTATTTTTCACTTCAAAGACATCGCGCAAAATCAAACGGTGGAAGAATCGAACTCTATTTGAACGATTATTCAGAAGACCGATCTAAAAAATTTTTAGAACGTTCACCGATACCGTAAGACTCGTTATTCTCTCCGACATGAATTACGAAACATTCATTCCTCGTTTGATTGCGGAAACAAAGTCGAGATTTAAGGAGAGTGAAAACTTTCCCTTTCTTGATTTTGAAAAAGAAAGCGTTCTTATTGGTGTCCGGGGAATCAGCGTCGTAAAAAACAAAGTCGTTCTAAACGACGATTCTTTCGACAAGTTCAACGACATTCTATTCGATATCTATCCCGGCGGTAAGTCTTGGGGAAGCAGAGTCGTTACGATTGATCCCGGAAACGTTTCGAAGGAAATTCTCGAAAAATACGGAGTAAAGGAAGGGGAAGCACGGACCGAAGAAGGTTTGTATCTCGTAAAAATCGGTTTGCATCACGGACACGAAGCTTTTAATCAAGGATCAAATTTCAATTTCAGACGCGACAAAAACGGAAATCATATTTGGTCAAGTGATGATCCAGTCTTTAGCGGAAAAATTGGTCTGAACATTCACGCACAAGGCACGAAAAAAGAAAATGTAGGCGTTTCTTCCCTCGGATGCACTGTCACGAAGTCTACTTGGGAAGAATCCGAATGGATCGAACTTATTTCCGTTTTTAAAGGCGCGGAGCTGCGTGCAAAAAAAACAAATCCGCGCTTCCCAGGCTTTTGTTATGCGGTTTTCAATCAAGATGCTGCGAAAGTAATTCTAAATGCGAGGTCGAACTGAAAAAGAAAATTTCCGCAAACGAAATTTTAAAAGTCAATCCAAGCTCACCTGAAGCTGCTGAATACGAGAAGAGACTTTCAAACTCTTTTGTTGTAGAAAAAAATCCGCTTCGAATAACGAATCAGTCATTTTTTCTAGGACTCTTCTTTCTTATCATCGGTCTTTATATCTTGAAGTCCTTTCCCGATGCAAAAATCGCGGAAGGATTTGGCGCGGTAAACGTATCCGGTCTTTTTTTGACTTCCGGAATTGTACTCATGTCTTGGTTTAAAACCGGAGAGATACTAAAAGCAGTAGGTGAATTCATAAAGAATACGCGCGGAAGCGGGGGAGGTTAATCAAAGTCACGTAACTTTTCAAACGTAATTTCATTTTAATAAAAGGACTTACGAACTTGAACTCAATCTTTCAAAAACTAAAAATCTTTCTTCAAACACACAAGACTCCCCTTATCTCTCGGGGGCTTTTTCTTCTTCTCGTTCTTCTCTTTATCAAAGTCAACCGGATTCAAATTCAAATGAATCCGCCGGAAGAATCGTTCGAAAAGGTAACGCCGGTCGATTACGAGATAGACCGGTCCCGACTTGTTTGTTATGCGCGCCGGATTCCCGTAGAGATTCAAAAAATATGCGACGGCGCTTTTCCCGAAGGGAAGAGGGAATAGCGGATGAGAAAATTTCTTCTTTGTTTTCTTTTTATTATTCTTTTCTTTAATTGTCGTTCGATCGGGGTCCAAAATATCCCGGAACCTTCTCGGATCTTGGGTTGTTCGAGATTTAAAGGTCCCGAATGGTTTCGTTGTCTTGAAACGCTACACGAACGTTGGGAGAGAATCGAATCGGCGGCCGCAACCATTACGGTTCTTTCCGAATCGCGGGAAGGGGAGTATATTCGGACAAAGAAAAGAATTTGCTGGTCTGAGAATTTCTGTCATATGTACGATCAAGTCACATACAAGCCTTCTTACTGGCAAACTCTCAAAGAAGTTTTCGAGATCGCCGTCCCGTCGTTTGCAATAGGATTACTTATTGGGTTATCGCTTTGAGTAGACTTAGAACTTGTCCCAAAACTTCTTGTACGGACCGTCGTTGAATTAAATTTTGCGCCTTTCTTCAAGACTAAAATATTGTTCCCCAAAGTTAAGCAACGTTCTTTTCTCTTAAAGATAAAAATTCTTCAGAATACTTTCTCAAGGTACTAATAAATACATTTGCTTTTTGGAAATGGTTAATGACCTCATTCGGTGTTAATTCAATTGAAGTAAGATAGAAATTTAGATGGGCTAACTTGTTTCTTTGGTTCCCAATTTCCAGAAATGAAACTATTGAAGAATCAAATTCTTTATTTTCTTTGACCTTGTCTTCCATAAATTTTTTGAAATCTTGACCAAAAAGAGAAAAAAAAGAGTTTGCATTTTTATTCTCCCAATTGAAGAGAGTATGATATTGCCTTTTTAAACCCTTATTATTTATAAATTCTTTCAACATTATATTTTCGGAAGTATTGAAAGCCGAATGTATTAAATCTTTGACTTTTTCTTCAAAAGCAGTTGCAATAGTCATCACTAATGTTTTCGTGAATATCGACTTGTAATTAGCTGAAAGTGAAATTTCCCCTTCCTTCTCTAAAATGGAATTAATATCATTAAAATCTTTCTGAAGTAATTCTATAATATCTTCTATTGAACTCATAAAAGTATTTCTCCTGCTTTTTTAATTCTTCTTTTAACCACTTCAGTGTTGGTAGTGGTACCAGCTGTTGAATCTTGTAGGAAGTCTTTGTCGGTCTTAAGTTGAATAATCTTTGATTCTTCAATTTTTCTTATCTTACTTAAGTCACCTTCTATAGAGTCTATGCAGGAATGATAATACACTGCTTCAAATAATACTGAACTAAACCTATTGTTTTTAGTTCTAAAAAGATTATTTTCGAATCCTATAGAGTTCAAACAAAATGTATTAAAAATGTTTTCTATTAAAGTTATTTTATCAATTTTTAAACTTTTCATTTTTTTGGAAAATGTATTAATAAAATTAGTCATAGGTTGTGCATAATTTTCTAAATCTAAAAGAATCGCAAAAGCTCTTAGAATTATTTCCACATCTTTCATATGCAAATCTACTGGTATTCCTAGTAATGATCGCCAATTTGAATTGTTATTTAGCTGAATGATTAACTGCATAAAATCAGAATGGTATAGTGTTACTCTAATTTCTTGAGAAGATAAGTTTACCCCGCCAGTATTAAGACGATTAAATAATTCGTAGATTGATGAATCACTAGAATCGTCTTGTTTTGACGGTTTAACTAGAATTGATCGTAAAGTTCTAAGATCCAGCGATGTTTTATCATCTCCTAAAGTTTGGTAATTTTTTCCATTATATTTATTTTTTTGACCTTTTGTCGGAGTTGATAGCTTTAAGTTAAAATTAGTAAAGAAATTATCCTCTCCAATTATTTCTTTCGGAATAACTCCTTTTTGAGAAAAAATGTTTCTAATTTCAACTCGTTTATCTTGCTTAGGAAACCTACCTTTGATAAAGTAGAAAATAGTCATTAGGCGTTGCTGACCATCAATTACTAAATATGAATTTCTTGCTTCCTCATATAAAAAAATTTGTGGAACAGGTAAACCTATTATAAAAGATTCAATTAGTTTTGAGGCCCTAGTAAGCTCCCAAACATAGTTTCTTTGAAATCCTGGTATTTTTACTACTCCTGCGTCGATAAAATTAGTCAAAGTCATGACATTAAAATCGTTAGGAGTAGATACTAAATCGTATTCTGTAATCGGATAAACGTCATCTTCTAAATTTTCAATTTCAAGCCATTCTGAATTTTCCATTCCTTATCCTTATAGTAAAGTAAAGCTTCTTGTCTAACGGTCCAGGCTTGCGATGTGTTCATGTCCGAACAAAGCGAAGGACATCTTTTACTAAAAATTCGCCTTAATACTATTTAGTCAAGTGAACGAGGTGATGTGTTGAAAAGGCCAGCAAGGCTGAATGGAAACTGCGAATGCCGGAGCCCGCGAAATGCCGCATAAACACCTAAAAATAACTGAATATACGAATGTCATAAAGACACATTCCAAACTTAACAAGAAAAACCCATCATAACAGGCAACTTCCGATAATGCACCCTATGTCTCATTAGTGAACATTTGTTCATTTGAACGTACCCATACATCCTTTACACTTCGTACTCAATACAAGCTTTACAAAAATAAACGTAAATATGTATAACTCACGTTCAATGAATTGGCATAGGATTCTTATATTGCAACACTTTTCCAGTGAACGTATCAATTACCCCGAGCGCCGCTTTATAAAAAATAACTATTATTTTATACGATTCTGAAAGATTCCGGCGACTATTTCAGCACGCTCGAATTTTTCTAAATCCATTTGCATTGCAAGTTCGTGATTTTTGGATGCAACGTTTAAAACGACATTCGCCTTACTAATGAGAAGTCTCATATAATACTCGTTTGGATCCAAAAGCCTGAACAAACCTAAAACAAGGAATGAGGAAATTCTATTTAGAAACGGCAATTTTTTTCCATCAAGAATATATTCTCTAATTTCAAAAGCATCATAATGTAGAATTGCTATGGACCAAAAGAGCGCAAAAGGAAGAAATCCAAAAACGGATTTAGATGCCCAATATAGACCGTAATAAGGCAGAATCCATGTGCATGCAATCGTAAAGACCAACGCTATAATTGATCCGCAGGAAAAAAGAAACGCGCGTATTCTAAGATCCCCCTTGCTGCGAAAAATAGATCGAAACATTAAATAACACGAATATGAAATATACGATAGCGCATAGGCATTGACTAAATGATAACTATAGTTATACACATAAGTAAATTTACTCGTATCTATGATCGAAATCGCATTACAGAAAAATGCGCATGACAATAAATATACTAGTACAACCCAATGAAGCGGCTGGAATTCCTTTTGATTTTTGGAAAAGCCAAACATTAAATTCACAATTTTATGTAAGATTCTTGGAACAAATAGAATCGGAATCAACGTCCAATTCAGCGCAATTTCTCGAAATTCTTCAGGAAGCAGAACGCGAAGACCGTGGCAAAACATCCAAGCTGCTAATGCTAAACATAACAAAAAAAATTGTTTCTGGGTCCCCTTACTCTTGCCCGCTTGTTGAACATAAAAACCAATACTTAGCAAAAAGATCGCCACCAAAATATTATATATATTTGCCGTATTCATGTAATAAATTTGTCCATATGCACTCTGACCTATAATTCTGAGGCAATTTTATGTAAACAATATTTATCGCACTCAATCACGTTAAATAGAGATTCTTTGCCGTCCAAACAAAATTCAGGAAAATAGATTGGAGCTGAATAGTGTCGCGAAAGCTCAACGCCGGAAGAAAGGTATAACTTTTCGATACCTTTAAGTGCAGGATTATAGAAACCATAAACGCGTTCATATCCACGTACAAGACAAATTCTCGCGACTGTTCGAAATGTTTCTTTTGCAGCCACAAGGCCGCTACGATTTAATTCGAATGCAACCGCACCCCAATCAGCAACGTTAGACTCAGCAATGGCATAACGCAGCTTTGGATTTATTCCGAAAACTATACCTATTTCGGTTGGAATGAAGTTGTTCGGACGTTTTTCAGTCAGTCGCATCGCAGCAATAATTCGCCCATCCTGTTCTTCTACCCAGAACCAAGTCGACCATGGATCAAAATTGTGATTTTTCCATTCCGAAGTAGAGTAACCAGCTTCGGAATAAATTTTATTCACAAAACTTTTAATTTTGTTCAATAGTCCGCTTTGGAGATCATTACAGTGCATGATCTGCACGGTTATCTCTGTTTGCTTCGGATTAGGTAATGTAAGATTTGACATAGTGGGCTTCATTATGTCACATAATAAAAAAAACTCAAATAAACTTTTGTTATTTCAAAATCAAAATTAGAAATAAGCGATTTATTCCGGATCTAATTTTTCAGCTAAAGCTTTAATTGCGGCCAAGTTCTTATCTGAAAGTTTCAGGAGAATCTTTATTAAACCTCGAAAACCAGATCGCCTATTGATGCTTCTTAATAGTATCTGATCTTCGTCCATATTAGAATCCCGATCTGGAAGTAGCATTTCGCCTTGTCCTGCGACGATCCACATTTTCGAAATTCCAAATATGGATTCAAATTGTGTCAAAACTCTATTCGTAAGCGCATTCTGTCCCTTTAAAATTCGAGTAATTGCACTGTCCGTTACTCCAAATTTCGAAGCCACATTCTTTTGATTCAGATTAAATTCTTTTTTCAGATAATCAAAAACGACTTTTAAACGTTTTATTACTTCAGGATCAGTCATTTTATTGCTTAAGTTAATTTTTTAAATTGACTAATTGCTTAGATTAATTTATAGTTCAGTAGATTCTATCTCGGCAAAAAGCTATGTGGAGTTGAAATGACCCCTTCTAAAGAGCAAGAATTTAACGCAAACTTTTTACCGCCTTGGTCGATTAAGACTCGTTTAACAAAGATAAGTTCAATTTTACTAATCCATCCGGTAATAATTGTTTTATGTCAAAAACGGGCGAATTTATGATAATCAATTATTATAAAATAGTCCCGGTTATAGACATCCTTGGTTTCTTGGTTTCAATATTTACTTTTATTAGGTCTTGTAAAAATATTTTAATAAATAAAAACCCTATTATTTCTTTTACCAATCTTCCATTTATTTCCCTTTTAATTTCTATCAGTTTTGTTTTTGATTTCATGGGGATAATTCTAGATCAAAAAGATTTCTTTTTTATCTCAAAGCTGATTTCCGGATCGATGATCTGTTATGTACTAATTTTAGAATGGGTCTTTCCTTTTTTGTTTGGGAAAATTGCTGTTACGGTTCCGGATGCTAACTTAGTCAAAGAAATTGAATCCGAAACCATTCCAGAAGTCAAAGAAACAAAAAAATATAAATACCCGCCTAGAGATTTGTTAGAGGGGACTGATTTAGAAAAAGTTAAAATCAAACTGAGTCAATTTATAACTTCCAAAGGTTTTATAGACGAGGAACTTAGACTTCCTGATTTTGCCGCCGACTTAGGTCTTTCCACTCACCAAGCTTCTTACTACTTAAACAAATATCTGAATCAGAGTTATACGGATTTTTTAAATTTTCACAGAATGAACGAAGTTATGATTATGATTCGCACTCAATCAAACTTCAACCTTTTGAGCATCGCTCTCGAATGCGGCTTTAATTCCCCATCTTCTTTTCATAGGGCTTGTATTAAATTTACAGGGAAATCTCCGCGTGAACTTAGAAAGCATATCCGGTTGAACCCTAACAAAGACGTAGATGCTTAAAATATAAAGACCGGGCTCTCGGCTCCGGTCAATAAATTGAAAGATACGATCGAAATAATTAATATCACTCTCATCCCCAATTTATTGACCACGCCTCCATCCCTGCCGCGAGAGATTTGCATCACGTTATTTTATCCTCAAGTTATTTAATATGAAATCCATTTGACAAATGGCGATATTTAAGTTAGAATAATATCTAATAAGTAGCATATTTCATCTTTCTCTAAAATTCTTAACTTTTCAATCAAAACAATTCTAAACAAATGTATAAAAAAAACATAAACTTTATTAAAACTGCAATTTCAAACGGAAATCCAACTTACGGCATACTTTCTCTCATTTCAGATACTTTTGACGGAATGAAATCCGACCTAGCAGAAATGCGCAATCCCCAAGAAAACAGAGAAATTTTTGACGAAGCTATTCATGACATTATTAACGGGATGACTAAATTAAACGCTATCCTTGAAAATCAAACTGACTAA